TCTTACTCTTATATTTATAATTTTTTATTTAGATTATATGATATTTTTATAAATAGTAATATGAATTATTATTAATATAATAAAAATTTGGAGGATGTTTATGAAAAATAAGTTGTCAATAATAGGTTGTGGATATGTAGGAAAAGCAATATATAATGGATTTTCACCATATTTTGATATAAAAATTTATGATAAGTATCAATATTATAATGCTATAGAAGAAACAATACAGCATTCAGAAATTATTTTTATATGTGTTCCAACACCAATGAATGATGATGGAACACAATGTTTATCTAATATATATGATGCAGTTAGCAATATTCCAAAATATACTAATGAGCAAAAAATAATAATAATAAAATCTACTGTTTTGATGGGTACAACAAGGAGATTACAACAGGATTTTCCAGATCATATATTCATATTTAGCCCAGAATTTTTGACAGAAAGAACATCATTGTTTGATTTTATAAATTCGACACGAATAATTTTAGGCGGAGAGAACAAAGAAGCTTTAGATAAAGTAGAGAAATTACATAGGATAAGATTTCCTCATACATTGATTTTTAAAACTGGATTTGAAGATGCTGAATTAGTAAAGTATGTTGGTAATTGTTTCTTTGCAATCAAATTATCCTTCTTTAACGAAGTTTTTGATATATGTAATAAACTTAATATAAATTATGAAGAAATACGAAATATGATGTTGGCAGATAATAGAATATCAAATTCACATACAATGGTTCCTGGATTTGATAATTATAGAGGATTTGGCGGTAAATGTCTTCCAAAAGATTTGAGTGCTTTTATTGAGTGGTGTAAATCGAGAGAAATAGATTGCTCTATGTTTGAAGCTGCACAAGAAGTAAATGAGAGAGTAAGAGAATATAAGGATTGGCTTGATATAAAAGGAGCAACCACTAATAATAATTATGGGGAATAACATAAAATGAGATTAAGAAAATATGCTGAAATGAATGAAATGGTAATGAATCCTATATTCATAAATGCGATAAGGAAATTGAAAGACTATTCATGGAATCAAGTTAAAAAGAAATTTCAAGAAGCATGGAATAAAATAGTTAATTTTATAGAATGTTCTGATAATGATATAGAAATTAGTAAAAATGCACTTCAAGTAATTAATAAACATATGGGTACAAACTATAAAGATTTAAGAGAAATTTCATCATTACGAGAATCGGTTGAACTGAATGAAGATATTACTCATTGGTGGGAAGTGATTAAATCAGAAGCATTTCCTACATTATCATTTTATCCTGCATTACAGTGCTGGCTTGAATTAGATAAATTATTAAAAGGAAATGGATTTAATGGAACAGTTATTGCTATATATGCAGTATTCTGGTTGTTATTGGTTTCAGGTAAATATGTAAAAGGATGGCTTGATTGGAAAAAACAAAATAAATCGGAGTATGACGCTGAAAGAAAACTAGGAAAAGGCGGATTATTTTAAATGTTACAATCAAATGAATCATATGGTGTAGTTTATAGTGCAACCAATTTAATTAATGGTAAGAAATATATAGGGCAAACAGTTAATTTTGATAGAAGAAAAAAAGCACATATCAAAACAAATGATAATAGATATTTTCATAATGCTATAAGAAAATATGGTAAGGATAATTTTAAATGGGATATTCTTTGTGAATGTAAAACTAAAGAAATATTGAATATAATGGAGACATTTAAGATTATAGTAAACCATACTCATAATAGTGAAGAGGGATATAATTGTACATGGGGTGGAGATGATAATCCAATGAATAATAAGGAAACAAGGATAAAAGTGGGAGTTTCTAATACCGGTAAAGTGAGAACAGACGAATATAAAAGAAATTTAAGTGATATGAATAAAGGTAAGATTCTTTCTGATGAAACAAGAAAAAAGATAAGCAGGAGTAGGATTGGTATTGTTTTTTCAGCAGATCACCTGAAAAATATTGGACTAGCGAGTAAGGGAAGAATTGTATCAGAAGAAACAAGAGAAAAAATATCTAATACGGCTAATGGTAGGGTGGTATCAGATGAAACAAAAAAGAAAATAAGTGCGAGTCTCAAAGGACATAAGCATTCTGACGAAACTAAGAAAAGAATAAGTGTTTCATTGAAAGAACATGCGAAAGAAAGATTATTAGGCAAGGGGGAATAGTTTAATGCCATATCCACAGAAAGGTGAATCTAAAGATGAATATATATCAAGATGTATTCCTTATATGATAAAGAAGGAAGGAAAGGAACAAGATCAGGCGGTTGCTATGTGTCATGCATATTGGAAAGAATATAGAGTTGATGAAGTAACTGATCATTATATAGGTGATATTGAAAATGCGATTAGAGATGATCTTGTTAGGACTAAACGAAGGGCTACACCTGAAATTATGTATAAAGTGTTGAAACTCTATTTTAGTGGACTTTCAAAGGCGTTATTTATGAAGGCCTGGGATGGACTTGTAAAGGATAAATATCTTATAAAGACAGGAAGTTATTATCAATGGGAAGCTATAGATGATAACACAATAATAAAACGTATTAATATGATATTAGAGGCGATTAAGTGAGGGATGATATGAAACTTAAAAAGTATCTTGAAGAAGGATTGAATATAGCAGCGCCAAATGCAGAGATTATTGAGCCTGTGATGGATAGAATAACAAGAAATTTAGTAAAGACTGGAACAACTGGATTATATTATTTTTTATTGACATTATTTACATTTATGAGGGCGCAGAAAACAAGATTGGGATTATCTGATGATGCTGTTAAATATGTTAAGATGGCTATGGCTGAAGTAAAGGATGTAGTAGGTTCGGATGATGATGAAACATTTTATTTAGGTGGGTGATGTTATTATGAGTAATTTTGATTATGCGTTTGAAAAAACATTGAGTTTAGAAGGTGGATATGTAAATGATCCTTCTGATAGAGGCGGTGAAACAAATTATGGTATTACAAAGAAAGTATTTGATAGTGCTATAGAAAGAGGATTAATTGTTTGTGATAAAATAAAAAATTTAACAGTTGAACAAGCAAAAGTAATTTATAAATCAGATTATTGGGATTCGATTAAATTAGGTCAAATTATTCATAAAGGAATAGCAACAGAAATGTTTGATACGGCAGTAAATTCAGGAATAAAAAAAGCAGTTATTTTAACACAAATGGCTCTTGATTATCTAGGAGAAGATATTGATATTGATGGAAAGATGGGTCCTCAAACAATAGGAATGATAAATAAATGGTGTAATAAAGATCCAAGAGCATTATTTGTTGCTATGAATGGATTTCAATTTATTCATTATGTTTTAATAGTAGATGATAAAGACTTAATTGATAAGTTGGCAACTATGGTAAGGGCTGATGTAGGTCAAACAAGGTTTGCTAGAGGTTGGACTAAACGCATTTCCGGATATAATGAATAATGAGGTAATATAAATAATAAGGATATCAAAATATCTTAAAGAGTCAACTTGTAAGAAATCCTTAATAGTTGAAAATTCGTTTGATGTCAGAGATATAGAAAAAGATACGGTAGATAATAATAACTTTCGTAAAATATTGTTTACTGGAGATTATTTACAACTTGCTGTTATGTCATTGAAACCTAATGAAGAAATTGGAAATGAAGTTCATGATGATTCTGATCAATTTTTTCAAGTTGATAAAGGAAAAGGAGGATGCTGAAAAAGATGAGTAATATATTAGAGAGAATTGATTTATTGATTAAAGAAGATGTTGCAGAAGCAAGACGTAAAATGTTAGATGGTTTGTATAAACAACTAGAACATGAAAGAAATAGACAAAAATCATTAAAAACTTCTGAAGATAAAGCAAAAGGGAAAAAAAGAATTGCGGAAATTGAAATATCTATTGCTAAAGTTAAAAAAGGAATAGAAGACGATAAGAAAAAATAATGAGATTAGATAATTATATAAATGAAGAAACAGTTAAAGATTGGCAAAAGTATGTAACATCTAATAAAATGTTATCCGGTGCGATTTCTATATTGAAAAGAATTAAAAATGAAAAATATCGAGCTTATATTGTAGGTGGTGCGGTGAGAGATATCATAATGGGTAACGAACCTAAAGATATTGATATAGCAACAAATTGCCCCATTGATGTATTAGAGGATATTTGGTATACACATAATATTGGTAAATCAAAGGATTTTGGTATAGTAGCTGTTTTTGAAAATGGTTATACATATGAAATAGCACAGTTTCGCAGTGATGGAAAATATTTAGATGGAAGACGACCAGAAGAAGTTAAAATTGAATTAACTTTTAAAAAAGATGCTGCAAGAAGAGATTTTACTATTAATGCAATGGCTATAGATATAGATGGTAATATTATTGATTATTTTGATGGAACAAAGGATGTAAAAGATAAAGTTATAAAGACAGTTGGTGATCCAAGAGAAAGATTTGGTGAAGATTATGTAAGAATGTTGAGGGCTGCAAGATTTTCTTCTAAACTTGGATTTGAGATTGATTCAGAAACAAAAAATGCTGCAAAAGATATGGCTGATAATGTTAATAAAATAACAAAAGAAAGAATAACAATGGAATTAATTAAAGCGGCATCTCAAAGTGGTTATAAATTTGCTAAATATCTTATGATACTTGATGAATTAGGAATTTTGAAAATAATTTTACCAGAGATTACTAAATTAAAAGAATTGTACCATCAAGAAAAACATCATCCTGAAGCACCAGATGTATTCGGGCATATAATAGCAGCATTAAAAGTAAATAAAATTGAAGATCCGTTAGTTAATTTAGCTATTTTATTACATGATGTTGGAAAGGGCGTAACACTTACATGGAAAAATAATAGACCAATATACATGAGACATGCTGAAGAAGGAATTGAACTTATTAATAATATTGCAGATAGATTGAAATTGAGTAATATTGATAGAGATAAATTGATATATGTTGTTGGTAATCATATGAAATTTTTTGATATATTGAAGATGAAACCAAGTAAGGTAGCTAATTTAGTAAATGATGAAAATTTTGATGTATTAGTAGCTGTAGCAAAGGCAGATGAAATGTGTCGTGGTAGTTTGAGTATGTCAGAAAAAGATTTTAATGATATTGTAGAGAAGGCTATTGAGATAAAAAATAAATGGGGTATGAATGGTGTCAATAAGACAATAAAACTTGTTGATGGTAATCATGTAATGGAATTAACTGGATTGAAGCCTGGAAAGAAGGTTGGCGAAATAATAAAGAAAACAACCGAATGGATTATTGATCAAGGTATCAAAAATCAAGATGAAATAGATAAATATATATTGAGACTGATGGAAGGTGATATATGATAATAAGTGCTAGAAGAGCAAAAGAGAAATGGTGTCCGTTTGATAGAGGACAACCATCACCACGTAATTATGCACAAGGAATGTGTATTGGTCCTGAATGTATGATGTGGAAGTTTTGGGTCCCGCCTCCAGGTTGTACAATAGAGAAAATACCACATGGGATGAAAGATGAGGATAAAAAAGGATATTGTGGTCTTTCAGGAGTGTATTGATGTCATTTATGAATCATGTTAAAGATCCGGAAAAACATAGACAGTATATTCCTAAATTTTCTGAAAAATATTCTGGAAAGTCTTTACCAGTATGTAGGTCAGAATGGGAATATAAATTTATGAAGTGGTGTGATATGAATGTTAGCATTATTAAATGGGCATCAGAACCCATTGCCATTGAATATTATGATCCAGTAAGACAGAAAAATAGAAGATATTATCCAGATTTTCTATTACGAATAAAAGATAAAGATGGTAAAGAAACAAATATGTTAGTAGAGATAAAACCATATAAGGAAACAATACCACCAGTAAGAACTAAAGGGAAATCTGAAAAGACTATGTTACATGAAGCAACAACATATATGACTAATGTTGCAAAGTGGAAGGCGGCAATATCACATTGTAAGAAGTATAATATGGGATTTAAGTTGTTAACTGAGAAAGATTTATTTATAAAGGGATAATTTATGTTACGAAGACATTATAAAGTAAAGCAAGGAATGATCTGGTTCAGAAGTGGGCATATTTACTCGTTCAAATATAAAAATTATCAGAACGATCCTGAACCTAACATAATTGTATTATATGCTGTAAGAGGTATTCATCCTAATACTGGGCATAAACATAATTATATTCAGGCAATTAATTTTACATATATACCAAGACATTATAGAAAAGAGTTTGTGAAAATATGGGTTCCTTTATTGGAGTATTATAAAGGAAATATTTTGATAACTTGGGATATGATACAGAGAAGATATCCATATTTACAGATTGCTATAAGACGATATTTACTTGATAGGCAACTAATAACCGAATTGAGAGAAATTCCAACAGAAGATATTGAAAAGGTGGTTGTTTCAACATGGGCAAAGGATTACAGTAAACAGGTAATTATGAGCATGGTATCTAAATATAAGAAAGCAAAAACAATGATACGTGGAACAAATCCATTTAGTGGTAGAACAGCGTTTAGTGGCAAGATATTCGGGGGTAAAAAATGAGTATAACATATGATACATTATATCAGGATGAAGAAAGAGCTGTTGAGATAACTATCAGAAATCAGGATGATGATGATTTTATACCATCTTCAGCATATGCTGCAATATATGATGATGATGATGGTGAGGTTAAAGCTGAACAACCTTGTATGTCAGTTGATAATAAAATTTATATCATGGTTGATTCTACAGTTACTGCAATTCCAGGTAAATATAAGATAATTTGGAGAATAATGAAAATAGTTGGTTCATTAACTTATAAATTCTTTCATAAGACTGAGTTAACAGTTAAGGAGTTATAAAGTGAATGAAAACATTTTCATTACAGGATGAAATAAAATTAAATTATGATGTGTCGTCTATATGTTTAGATAATAAAATATCAAGTCTTGTATTGAATTATGATTTTGTTAATAATAACGTTTTCATAACATTATCAAGTGATATTTTGAATTTTGAACTACGAGATTATGATGAGACTTATATAATATTTAAAATATTATTAGATTTCATTGAATCTTTATCAGTAGGAGATATATTCTAAGCGATGGCACGAAAACATTTTGTAGGACGTTCAAGAGATACATATGGTAATATTATTGCATCAGTTGATATTTATGTTTATTTAGCTGGAACAACAACTGCGGCAACAATTTTTACAGTACTTACTGGTGGTTCTGGAGTATCAATAGCCCCTCAATTAAAGTCAGATGAAAATGGTTTGTTCAGTTTTTATGTTGATGATACTGTTCATGATCAATCACAATTATTTGATTTAAAAGTAAGTGGAATAACATATTTTAATATTGATATTTTTAGAGCTGGAGTAGCAGGAAGTTCAGGCACATCAGGCTCTTCAGGCACATCAGGCTCTTCAGGCACATCAGGTTCTTCAGGCACATCAGGTTCTTCAGGAAGTTCTGGTGAAACTGGAGAATCAGGAACATCGGGAACATCAGGCAGTTCTGGCACATCAGGTTCTTCAGGAACATCTGGATCAAGTTTGACGCACAGAGGTGTTTGGGAATCTGGAATTACATATAATTCCGGCGATGTTATTTCTAATGATGATATTATATATATTTGTAAATTAGAATCATTGAATAATGAACCTCCTAATTCAATGTATTGGGATATATTGCAAGGTGGTTCAGGTTCTTCAGGAACATCAGGCAGTTCAGGCACATCAGGTGAATCAGGTTCTTCAGGAACATCAGGCAGTTCAGGAACATCGGGTGAATCAGGTTCCTCAGGAACATCAGGCAGTTCAGGAACATCAGGCAGTTCAGGAACAT